CTGATCCGCATAAGGCACTGGATATTATGCTCAAGATGAGCGAGTACCATATTCCTAAGCTGGCTAGGACTGAGGTTACTGGCCTTGATGGTGCTCCTCAGCAGCACGTGGTCACATGGCAGAAGTAATCGAGATTGCCTACAAGCCAAGGGAGCAGCAGTTAGCTATCCATGAGGCAGTAGATAACCACAGGTTTACGGTCGTAGTGGCCCATCGTCGTATGGGGAAAACTGTAAGCGCCATCAATCACCTGATAAAGGCTGCCATTGAGTGCAAGAAACCAAACCCTCGATTTGCTTATATTGCGCCTACTTATGCTCAATCTAAGCGTGTCGCTTGGGATTATCTGCTTGAGTTCACTCGTCCTCTGGGAGCAGTGGCAAACATATCAGAACTCAGGGTGGACTTTTGGGGCAGACGGATTAGTCTTTACGGATCTGATAACGCTGATAGCCTCCGTGGTCAGTACTTTGACGGTGTGGTGCTGGATGAGATCGGAGACCAAAACCCTAAAATCTGGAACGAGGTCATCAGGCCAGCGTTAGCAGATAGGAACTCAGATGATGAGCCTACATGGTGTTTGTTCATTGGTACGCCTAAAGGTCGGAACCATTTTGCTGACTTCAGGGATAGGGCGCAGACAGCAGAGGGATGGAAGCTGCTTGAGTTCAGGGCCAGCGAGACGGGTATCCTCAATGAGAAGGAACTCTGGGGCGCTCGCAAGGAGATGGGCGAGGACAAGTACCAGCAAGAGTTTGAGTGTTCCTTTAACGCAGCAGTCGAGGGTAGTTATTATGGTCAGATTATTAACGATCTCGAAACCAAGAGCAGAATCACGACTATTGACCGGGATGACCTTTGCCGGTCTTTTGTTGCTTGGGATCTTGGCATGGGTGACTCTACTTGTTTATGGGTTGCTCAGTTGGCTGGCAAGGAAATCAGGCTTATTGACTGCGTCGAGAACCACGGAGTCGGTCTGGACTGGTATGTATCGTGGCTGCGAGAGAATAGGTACGAAGGCTTCGGGCAGATCCTCCCGCACGACGTTGAGGTGAGGGAGCTAGGCACAGGCCGTAGCCGTAAGGAAGTGCTGCAAGAGGCTGGGCTTGAGATTACCGTGGCTCCAAGGCTGTCTGTAGCCGATGGGATACAGGCTGTCAGGCGTATCCTGCCTAGATGCTGGTTTGACCACAAGACTAAGGCTGGCCTAGACGCTATACGCAACTACCGTAGGGAATACAACGAGAAGCAGCAGGTGTTCTACGATAAGCCACTGCACGACTGGTCTAGCCATTACTCAGACGCTTTCAGATACTTGGCTATTGGGCTTGACGAGAGCGACGATTCATGGTCATCAGACTTGCCTATCAATACCAAATGGGTTGTATAATAGGCAAAATTCCTGTAAGGGTTTGCTATGAAGATGGATGAAGGCATGATTAAGGGCATCCTTGAAGCTGAGATTGATAACTCAATCGGCTTCATCGAGACCGAGACTACAGAAGAGCGTCGCAAGGCGCTAGATTACTATCTTCGCAATCCCTATGGGAACGAGGTAGAAGGCCGTAGCCAGATCGTTACTGGCGAGGTAGCTGAGGCCATTGATGGTGCGCTGCCACAACTTATCCGAGTCTTTACGACCACTGAGGATATTGTCTACTTTGAGCCTAAGAGCGCGGACGCTGAGGAGTCTGCCAAACAGGCTACAGACTACTGCAACTGGGTGTTCTACCGTGAGAACGAAGGTCTGCTGATCCTGCATAACTGGTTCAAGGATGCCCTGCTCCAGAAGGTAGGCGTGGTCAAGTCCTACTGGGATGAGTCTGAAGATGTTATCAAAGAAGAATACAAGAACCTGACTGAGGATGAGGTAGCCCTGCTGCTATCGGATGAGTCCTTGGAGGTTGTCCAGCAGGAAGTCGAGTTCATTGAGGCCGGTATTGATATGATGGGCCAGCCGATTATGGCTCCTGTCTATGAGATCGAGGTCAAGCGGGTTAAGAAGTCCGGCTCCGTAAAGATTGAGAACGTGCCTCCCGAGGAATTCCTGATCTCCAAGGCTGCTAGAACTATTGAGGATGCTCCCTTTGTAGCCCATCGAAAGCTAATGCAGCGGTCAGAATTGATTGCGCTTGGCTACGATAAAGACATCGTAGATGAGCTACCTTCTTATGATGATCTGACGTTCAGCCCTGAGCGCGTTGCTCGCTTTGACCAAGGTGAACAGCCAGACGAGGCGCAAAGCCTTGACCCTGCCATGCAGACGGTTGAGGTATACGAGTGCTATATACGGATTGACGAGGACGAAGACGGTATTGCCGAACTGCATCGTATTGTCTATTGCGGCTCGGAGATCCTTGAAGATGAAGAATGTGACTACATCCCGTTCCACAGCATTTGTCCTATCCCTATTCCCCATAAGTTCTTCGGTCAGTCTCTGGCAGATAGGACTATGGACATCCAGCTTATCAAGTCCACTATTACTCGTCAGTCTCTGGATAACCTGTATCTGACGAACAATAACCGGGTTGGCGCTGTTGATGGTCAGGTGAATCTGGATGACCTGCTGAACGCTACGCCGGGCGGTATTGTGCGGATGAAGAACCCTAACGCTCTGGTTCCGCTGTCTGTTCAGTCTACGTTCGGTCAGGCGCAGCCGATGCTGGAGTACATGGATGCGGTACAGGCCAAGCGTACTGGCGTTAATGACGCGCAACAAGGTCTTGACCCGGATGTGCTGTCGAATGTAACGGCTGCTGCTGTTGCTGCGATGATGAAGTCTAACTCTGGCAAGCTGGAGTTGATTGCCCGTATCTTTGCTGAGACTGGCGTTAAGAGCCTGTTTAAGGGGATTCTGCATCTGTTGGGCAAGTATCAGGACAAGCCTAAGATCGTCCGTATGCGTGGCAAGTATGTGCAGTTTGACCCTCGCACATGGAACAATGAATACGATGTGTCGGTCAATGTTGGTCTGGGTTCAGGTGACCGGGATCAGAAGCTGACGATGCTCCAGATGATTCTTGCCAAGCAGGAACAGATCATTCAGCAGTATGGCCCGTCGAATCCTCTGGTCTCGATTGGTCAGTACCGGAATACATTGGCTAGGTTTATTGAGGCGGCAGGGTTTAAAGACGCTAATGCCTTCATGAACGAGATTAGCCCTGAGATGGATGCTCAGTTGTCGCAGCCACAGCCGCCTACTCCTGATGCTCAGGCAGAGATGACTAAGATGCTGATGGACGTAGAGCGTGAGAAGACACAGGCTAAGTCGCAGATTGATGCAGCCAAGCTAGATCTGGAACGTCAGACGCTAGAGGCTGAGTTCACCCGCAAGGGCATTGAGATGCAGATGAAGAACCAGAAGGATCAGGCTGACATCCGTATCAAGGAGGCTCAGTTAGCAGTACAGCAACTGCAAGCTATTCTGGCTATGGACTTAGCAGACGAGGACAGCCGTAACAAACAGGCTGAGATTGTCCTGAAGACGATTAAAGAACTGGGGAGCCTGACTGGTGGATAAAGCACAGTGGGCTATTAACCTGCTTCGTGAACCTATGTGGCAGGAGATGATGGAAGAACTCCGAGGCACAGAGATTAACAAGTTTGCAATGAGTGATTATGCGGATATTGAGACTAGGGAACAAGCGTATATGCGCCTCCGAGTCTTAGAATCCATTGAAACCTATCTCGACGGCATCGCTGCTCAGAAGATGATTGACGAGAAAAGGATGAAGATTTTGTAACCCGTGTCGGGCGGTTCCCGATATAATTTAGGAAACATAAATGAGCGATACTCAGAACACGACTCCCGAGGGAAGTGGTGAGTTAAGTGTAAGTGGTGCAGCAGACGCTATCTTGGGTCTAATGGGCGGTGATGAAGGCTCCGAACAGGAACAACCTAAACGCCGACTAGAGGCCAACGACAGCGATGCCGAATCTGATGAGTCTGAGTCTTATGAAGAATCAGACGAGTCGGAGGTAGAACAAGAAGATGGCGAGGATGAGTCAGAAGAACCTCAGAAATACCGTGTTAAAGCCGCTGGCGAAGACCGGGAGGTAACCTTAGATGAACTCATTAAGTCTTATCAACTTGGCACTGACTATACCAAGAAATCGCAAGCTGTAGCTGAGGAACGTAAGGCGGTTGAGGCCGAGCGCCAAGCGGTTCAAGAAGCTAAGGCTATGCGCGATCAGTACGCGCAAAGGTTGGAACTCATCGAGCAGATGATAAACCAGCCGCAACAAGCAGAGGATCTGGACTACCTGAAAGAGACTGACCCGATTGGCTATGCCGTGAAGGTCGCTGAGATGTCTCAGAAGGAGAAGCAGTTAGCGCAGGTTCGTGCTGAACGGGAGAGAATCTCGCAACAGCAGGAATATGACAGGCAACAACAGATGCGGCAAATGGTTGCTGCTGAGTCTGAGAAGCTGGTCGCTGCGATACCTGAGTTTGCTGACCCGTCTAAGGGCGAATCAATCCGAAAGGATATTCGGACTTACGGTAAGCAGATGGGATTCTCTGATGAGGAATTGGCTAATGTGTTCGATTCCCGAGCAGTTCTGACGCTGTTTAAGGCTATGCAGTACGACAAGCTACAGTCGAGTAAGCCTTCTGTTAATAAGCGTGTCCAAGAGGCTCCTAAGGCGATTAAGCCCGGTGTTTCTAAGCCACGAGACGGTAATAGCGAGGAACTGAAGAAACTTAAAGCGCGAGCGAAGTCATCCGGTCGGGTGGCAGATGCCGCAAGTGTATTTGAACGATTCTTATAAGGAATTACATCATGGCAATTTATAATGCTTACGACGCTGTTGGTCAGCGTGAAGACCTTACCGATGTTATCTACAACATCTCGCCTACCGAGACTCCTTTCATGTCTTCGATTGGCAAGACCAAAGCTACGGCTGTTTACCACGAGTGGCAGACCGACAGCCTTGCAGCCGCTACTACCGCTAACGCTGCTGTTGAAGGTGCTGACGCTTCGGACGCTACCCTGTCTCCGACTGTTCGTCTTGGTAACTACACCCAGATTCTGCAAAAGACTATCAAAGTCTCCGGCACTCTGGACACAGTGAACAAGGCTGGTCGTAAGTCTGAAAAGGCTTATCAACTGGCTAAGGCTTCGCAAGAGATCAAGCGCGATCTGGAAACCATCCTGCTGTCGAACCAAGGCCGTGACGCTGGTTCTACTAACTCTGCTGCTCGTAAGATGGGTTCGCTGCTGTCATGGATTAAGACCAACTCGTCGGCTCAGACCAACGGTGGCGATCCTACGACTATCGGTGTTTCGACTCGTACTGACGGTAATA